ATGGGCAATCCAAGACTCCGGGTGGGCGACTACTACCCTCGCGACCCGTACGCCGGTATCACCAACCCGGCCAATGGCATCCTGGCCCGCATTCCGGGTGACTATGTCACCGACGCAAAGGTCTCGCTTGCCCCTCCAACCGCGGCTGGCCCTTCGCACGCCGAGGTGGTAATTGAGGCTGGCGACGCCGGGACAGTCCGAGTCTTTTTCGAGCGGCGCCAGGCGCGCCATCACAAGAGTTCCTACTACTTCTGGTGTGCCTACCGGGCGGAGCCGGTCACGCCTGAGACGGCGGGTGCCGATGCCGACCACGCGTAGCGGCAAGCCGCGCGGCTTCCCGCCTGCTCTGGGAGATCGCGCGACTGCAGGCGCTTGCCCAGCGCGCGCAGGATGTGGCCGACCTCCTTTCGCCAACGCAGCCCGACCAGCTCAGGGTCGCCGGCGTGGCGCCGGAGTCAGCCATCGGGCCATACCTCACCGCCCTGCGCAACGCGCTCAAGCGCGAGACCTGCGTCATGGCCGGCAAGGTCCATGACCTCGGCGGCGCGTTCGATGCCCGGCCGCAGCCCGCGCGATACGCTCGCGCGGACAGCGATCTCGGCACCTTTGATCCCTCACTTTATTCGAAGCGTCCTTCTATAGGAAGGTTGTATCTCCCACATCATACCGTCATCGAGGTTTGTATCCACCTGCAACAAATCGGGCCGCATATCGTATGACACAAACTCAGGTGAATCTTGCGTCGGATCCTCCTGATTATGCCCCATTACGAATCCGCATTTGAATAAGAAATGGGCAATTTGGATCGAATCCTTGTATGGCATGCCATCCACATCAGGAATCGCGGATACACTCTTCAGCTTAATGTATCCATTGGTAATTTTACTGCATATCTCTTTGGTTGAATATCTGCGCTCCCCACTACTGAATGATTCAATAAGTTTCTGCAAATCCTGAAACTGGTGGCTGTGCTCTTTGTACAAATCAGCAAGGCGGCGCTTACCAAAATCAACCATTACATCGTTTATCTCGCTAACACCAATTCTTGCATTGCCATTGGCAACGGCCTTGTTGCCCGCCAAGCGGCACAACTGCGCCATCCACCTTGGTCGACCAGCAGCCAAAATTCTCAATACATTTATAGCCGGAACAGCTGAATTACCCCATTTCAGCCTACGCATAAAAGCCAACTCAATAAAGTCGTCCGCGTGGCGCTCAATTGTCCAGTTTCTCGCAACATATGATTTCCCGTGCTTCCGCATAACAAAGGCATATATTCTCTTGACAAGAATATCCTTTTGCTGGTTTGTCGTCCACGAGATATCACATACATATTGCTCAAACTTATCCAAATCCTCCGCCGCACGGAGGCTGGTCCATACATCGCTGCGAACCGTACCTCTAATGGAAATCCCTTTTATATCTCGAACTAAACTGCGGCACGCGGAAAAAAACGACGACACATATGCCTGTTGCGTCGGTGTATTTTGAAACTTCGTATCAATATCATCCAACAGAAACCAGACATCCCTCGCTTCGCGAGCCTCTTCTTGAATACGCTTAAGTAATTGACCGTTATTATCAATTGATACTGGGGAATTTTTTATTTCTATTGCCCCGAAGATGTTTATCTTGCCAAGCAGACGACTCGCAAGCGCCCCAATGATGTTTCTACCCTTGAAGCTCGCCAATTCTGCATTTTCAACCAGCGTAATATCATCATCCCGCCAAGCGAACCCAATGGTATTCGCTATCTCAAAGTTTATCGCGCGGCAAATTACTTGTTTCCAGTAATTCTCCAAAACGGTCGAATTGTCCGTTTCGGGCGGCGATAGCATGCCCGTGAGAGTCGATGGAACTAGATGCAGGATCAACGGCTTAGATGGAAGAGCAGCTAAGTCATGCGCAAACTTGGAGAGTAGAGCGGACTTCCCCATCCCTTTGCGTGCTCGCGCCACTTGGAGCCGCACGTTCGTGTCAAGGAAATCATTGAATGCGGGCTGATTTACAAAATAAGAGGTTAAAACCTCAATATCTTCATCTTCACCCGCATCATTCCCAAACAACGTTTTATCGTCAAGTTTTATACTAACGTCTGCGGTCGAGTTGGCATTAGTGGCATTAGTGGCATTGGTTTTTTTCATGGGCGCACTCTTGGTCTGACTATGTACGGTCGCCTCGCGACGCTAGATGGTTTCTGCATTATCGCAGAATTGTCGCTAGCTCACCCCTAGATGTCGACCGTCTCTTCCTGGACTTGCCCGGCCCTTCTTCCCAAACGAACTCAGTGACCCATGTGCAGCCTTCTTGTGCTAGCCACCCGGCCCGCCCCTGAAGAGTTCCTCGTCCACATCGGCATGCCAGCCGCCGGGCTCGTCCTGCTGCAGGCAGGGCTCCAGAGCGAATCCCGCCCAATCGCCGCCAGGATGGCCGGCAGAAGCTTGGTCGCCATCGTGGGGCCCTGCACTACGCACGCGGAGCTGGTCGGCGCGTCGAAGCCGTCTGCGAAGGCGCGCCACCTCCCACAGCAGTGCCCGCACCTCCGGCGATGGGTTGCGCGCGTACATGGCCCGCAGCTCGGCCGCCGTCAGTGGCGCAGGGAAGCGGCGTTTCGGCCGGCTAGGTGCCGCTGGCCACCGAGCTCGCCGCCGACTGCTTAGCGTGCCCAAGCGGATTGGCCTGAGTGTCTCGATCGCATGCGGACGTTTGACCCGACTACTGTATAAAAACCCAGTACACCTGAGAGCGGCCGCTAAAGTGGGCGGGGCATCGGGAAAAACGTAACCAACGTAACCAAGGAGGGAAAATCTCCCGCAAAGCCTTATGCCACAAGGGATTGTCGGAATCAAGGAAAACGTAACCTTGACGTAACCTGAGCGTAACCGGTTACAGTCTAAGAATGTAACCTTCACCACATACCACACCCAATAAAATCAATGACTTAGCAGCAGGTTACGTTTTGGGTTACGCGAAGTTACGCTTTTTTGTAACCGAAAATCTATATGTAAATCAATCACTTATGTTGGAAATCGCCCCATTTTGGGATGGGTTACGTTTTCCCCGACCCCTCCCCCAACCCTAGAATTGATGCAGACCTATATGTGCTGGTTACGACACCAAGAGCCGACCACTCGCCGCTGGCCACCATCAGGACTCGCAGCGCACAAAGATGCACATGAAGTCGGAGGCCTCGGGCACCGCTCGGCCCCAGCATTGGCGCCGTTTACAGGGTTCTCGGCAGTTGCATAGAAACCACTCGATGAAGCGGGCAGGTGGGGCGGGGTCTCAACCGCGCGCCAAGGTAGGTAGCCAGGCCCGGTATGTGGTCTAATCAACGCTCTTGTGTCAGGGACACCAAAGATGAAAAACGAGTTCTACGGCTACTACCCTCCCTCACCGGATGAATATGGAACCCTCTGGAAGAATGCGACCGTCGTTCTGGACACGAATGTCCTTCTCGACTTGTACAGGCTCCCGGAGACGGCGCGTCGAGATTTCCTGTCTGTATTACAACAAGTCAAGGACAGGCTGTGGATTCCCTATCACGTAGCACTCGAGTTCCAACTCAAGCGGATGGACGTGATATCTGACGGGCGAAAGGCTGTAGAGAACACGCTCAGCGAGACCAAACAGAAGGTCCTGGCTATTCGTAGGAGTATTGAACAGCTCGAACTGGACAAGCGCAGCCTGGGTATCGACGCAGAAGCGCTACTCATGGAGCTCGACGAAGCCAGCGCGAAAATCGCCGAAGCTGTATCAAAGGCCCATGGTGCGCAGCTGGATATATCTGCTGACGACCCCATACGGACCGAGCTTGATGCTCTATTTGACGGTCGTGTCGGACTTGGCCCCAATACGCAGGCCGAAGTCGATAGTCTGTGTGCGGAGGGAGAACAGCGTTACAAGGACAAAATTCCACCGGGCTTTAAGGACGCGGACAAGGCAAAGAATCCAAATGATGCGGAATTCCGCTTCGATGGCCTACGCTATTCTCGGGCCTACGGTGATCTCATCATTTGGCGCCAGCTGCTGGCTAAGGCGCCCGACTTCAACTCCATCCTGCTTATTACCTCAGACCGGAAGGACGATTGGTGGTGGCGGGAGAGTGGAAAAACGCTTGGGCCCCACCCTGCCCTCCTACGCGAAATGCGCAGGACTGTTCCAGGCAAACCATTCTGGCTATACACGTCGGATAATTTTCTCCAACTGGCCCGTACTTATCTGGATGCCAAAATCGAAGACAAATCTGTCGCTGATGTAAAACAGGTGGCCAAAGAGCGTTCGCATCAACAGGACGTCCAATCATGGAGCAAAGCAGCTCACGCTCGCTTTCAAACGAGTCCCTCATCCTTCAGTATTGCGTCCTCTGCCGCTATCGACGCGGTTGAGAAGTGGATCGTAAATGATACGAAAGAAGTTACAACCAGAATTGGCCCGCAAACTCTTACCTTTGAGAGAACTGATTTCGTAGCGATAGTGCATGTTGTTGGCGGAACCACACTGGCCGACATCCCGAAAATGATCACAGAGTCCGCCAATCTCGCCTTTTTATATTCTCGCCCGCCTGTAAACGAGACTGGAAAGGAACAGAAACCCTATTGTGTCTTTGCGTTCCATGGAGACAACATAGAGACTGACCTCTACAAGGAAGTCTTGCAAGCGAAAATTCGTGAGAAAGGCCCCTTAGTAAATATCCCGAACGTACTCGTTGGCTCAATTACCAATGGCGCCTTTACGTATCATTTCAATATTACAGAGAACCCGCCATCAACCATTAATTGAGCCACTCAAATCTAGGCGCACGTGATTATGCGAGTGCATAGGAAGTAAATCGGATAACATCTATCCCAATCCAGGCGTTGACCTCCGTCAGCCGCTCCTGAAGCGGTCCAATCTCATTGCAAGCAAACACCCTGGCAGCCTTTTCCACATCGCCAAAGCCACCAGTGTTGCTGGGGATAATGCCCATCAGTTGCGGCGGCACGCGGTGGGCGGCAAGCTGGTCGTCGCGCGTCACGTTCTTGATGTTCCAGAACTCGTCCTTGGCCGCCACCTCGGATACCGGCAGTAGCTGGATGCCGTCCTTCCTGCCGTTGGGCGCGTACATGAACAGGTTGCGGAAGTTGCCCGGCCCCTTGCTGTTCTTCAGCGCCTCCCGCAAGTTGTCGACGTCCTCCTGCTTCTGCGCGGCATCGGTCATGTATAGGATGAAGCCGGCATGGCTGCCATTGAGGTAGTAGCGCCGCCGGAAGAGTGTGGCTGACTCGTTGAGCCAAGTCGCATTGAGCGCGGATAGGTACTCGGGCAGCCCATACACCTCCTGGTTGATATCCGGCTCCATCAGGTGAAAGATGCTACCGTCCTTGAATTTGTGCTTGTCCTGCCAGTTCTGGACGAAGAAGTAGCTGCTCATATCCGTGCCGCGCCGCATGTATTTCGCCAGGGCTGGCTCCAGTGCCACCGGCCTGCCGAGCGCGTTGTCGCGCCGCTCCAGGTAGCCATTGCCGAACACCAGGAAGTCCATCACCCAGCGAGCGAAGGCCGAGCGCGACAGCAGCTTGTGCGGAATGAAGGTGGACACCAGGATGTTGCGCTTCACATAGATCGGCGAGCTGTTGTGCACGGCCGCGCGGAAGCTGCGCGCGAGACCGTCCCAGGGCAGCGGCGGTTCGTACCAGTCGCCCATCTGCATGCACTCCACATAGTCGAGCAGTTCGCGCCGATCGAGCACGGCGACTGGCTCGCCAAAGGTGAATGCCTCGACGGACGCGGCCGGCGTCGGCGCAACGGGGGCGGCAGCAGACGTAAAAGCGGGCGCGCCGCGGCGCGATTTCTTGCGGGTCATGAGAACTCCATGATGCTGGTGTTGGTGGTCGTCACGCCCTCCAGTGGCTCGTGCGCTAGGGCGTGCATGCAGGCCCAAGCCAGGTCAGCGTGGCTTGTTTCCTCCGACCGCCCGGCCTGGTACGTCACGCGGCCGCCGGCGGCGGTAGTGGTCTTGCGGATCGACATGAAGGACGCAGCAAAGTCCGTCCAGCCGGCGTCAAACTCCAGCCGGCCCTTGCTGATGACGTCGGTAGCCTTGAGCACCAGGCCGGTCTTCACATCGACTGAGTAGGTAAAACCCTGCACATCCGGCCGCGACTTGAACACCACCTTGTAGACGGCGTCGCCCACGCCGGTGCGGTCGATGCCGATGTAAGAGACGTTGTAGCGCTCGCACACCTTAAGGATGGCGCCGGCCTGCTCTTCGTAGTCGATGCCGCGGAACTGGTGCTTCTCCAGCACGCGGAACTTGCCTCCGGGCACCAGCGGCGGCGCGACGACGACCAGGGCGGCGCTGTCCCCTCCCCCACCGTTTGGGTCGTAGCCGACCCACACTTCGCGGTTGCCGAACGGCCGCGGCGACCAGTGCCGGAAGTCCTCCCACACCTCCCAGCTATCGACCATGCAGCGCAGCAGCATCGACAGCGGGAACACCGATGCCGTGTCATCGATGAAGCCGCACATGAGCAGGTTTTCGAAGTCCGCGTCGCTGTACTCGCGGCGCAGCTGCTCCAGGTCGAACAGGTTGCAGCCGCCGCGCACCGCGTCTTCGACGGTCACGATCTGGCGCCACTGGCCGTCGGCGCAGCGCCGGCCGTCGCGCAGCACCGCGTGGCTGGTGTCTACCTGGACGCGCTGCTCCTTCTTCCGCCCGCGGTTGAACAGCGCGCCCGACCAGAACGGGTAGGCCTCATGCGCCAGGCTCGACGGCGTGGAGAAATAGGTCTGCCGCCACTTCGCATGGATGGCCATGCCGGAGGCCACCTTGCGCAGTTCCTGGAAGCGCTGGATCCAGAAGTACTCGTCCAGGTAGAGGTTGCCGTGGTAGCTCTGAGCCGTGCGCGCATTGGTACCGAGGAAGTAGAGCGTGGCACCGTTGGGCAGCACGATCGGATCGCCCTTCAGCTCCACGCCGGCGGCGTCCTTCGCAAACTGGATGATGTACTGCTTGAAGACGTGGGCCTGCGCCTTGCTGGCCGACAGGAAGATCTGGTTGCGCCCAGTCGTCAGCGCATCGATGAAGGCCTCACGCGCGAAGTACCAGGTGGCACCGATCTGCCGGCTCTTGAGAATGTTGCGGATGCGCTCGACCAGGCCGGCTTCGTACCAGCCGCGCTGGTAATCGAACATCGAATCCACGAAGGCGTCAACCAGTTGCCGCTGCTCGTCGTCGCTGATCGCGTTGCGCTCCGGCTTCTTGCGCGGCCCCTTGTTGCGGTTGGCCACCTTGGGGTTCAGGTCCGCCTCGTTGCCGCTGCCTTCGTACCGGCGCACGCGCGCCAGCCGCTCGATCTGCCGGCCTAGCAGGTCGATTTCCTTGTAGTCCTTCCCCTCTTTCACCTCCTTGCTAACCAGGCGTGCGAGGCGCGCCTCGATGCTCGTGCCGATGCGCTCCACTGCATCGGCTTCCGACCAACGCTCGCGCCGTTTCCAGCTATGGATGGTCGCGGGCTTGACGCCGAGCATCTCGGCAATGCGGGCGACCCGGTAGCCCTGCCAGTACAGAAGCCGCGCAACACGGCGCGGCTCCATCTCAGGGTCAATCGCAAGCGAGGCAATCGGTGGAAGCGTAGACATGGCGCCACGCTACCGTCCGCGCGCGCGCGTGCCACCCCGCGCGTGTTGTAGCGCCGCAGGCCACAACACCCCGCCGTTGCCCGCGCGGGGGCTCGCCGCCCAAGATGCCAACACGAACGAATCACCGCCCACGCGAGGAACCCCATGGCCGTCAAGACCCCGAAGTTTTTCCGCATCGCCACCGAAGGCGCGACCAGCGACGGCCGCACGATCGACCGCGAGATGCTGGTGCAGATGGCATCCAGCTACGATCCCAACACCTACGGCGCGCGCATCAACCTGGAGCACATCCGCGGCATCATTCCGGACGGCCCGTTCAAGGCCTATGGCGACGTGGTGGCGCTGAAGGCGGAGGAGCAAGGCGGCAAGATGCGCCTCCTCGCGCAGCTTGATCCCACTGACGACCTGGTCGGATTCACCAAGGCCAAGCAGAAGGTCTACTGCTCGATGGAAGTCGACCCCGACTTCGCCGACAGCGGCGAGGCCTATCTGGTGGGCCTCGCTGTCACCGACAACCCGGCCAGCCTGGGCTGCGAGATGCTGCAGTTCAGCGCGAACAGCAAGGCCAGCCCGCTGGCCTCGCGCAAGCAAGACCCTGACAACGTCTTCACCGAAGCCATCGAGGTGTCCTTCGACTTCTCCACCGAGGCCGAGCCGCCCGCCGCCGGCGGCGGCCTGGCCGACTCCCTGAAGCGCCTGTTCTCCCGCCAGACGAAGGCCGAGGCAGGCAACGCCGCCCAACATGCCGACGCCGGTGAGGCCATCAAGCTGCTGGGCGAGAAGGTCAGAGATCTGACTGAGAGCTTCACCAAGCTCATGACGGTGACCGAGAGCGTGGCTACTGCCGTGGACCAGCTCCAGAAGGACCAGACGACAGGCCAGGAAGCGTTCGCCCAACTCAAGGCCGACCTGGAGAAGACCGAGACCTACGCCCGCCGCCTGCCCGCCACCGGCGGCAATAGCGGCGCTGGCGCCGACGCCGAAACCGACTGCTGAGCCGCCCCTCGGACAGCCGCACCCAACCCATCCCTGGAGCCACCTCAATGCGCAACGATACCCGCCGACTCTTCACGGCATACGAGGCCGCCATCGCCAAACTGAACGGCGTGGACCGCGTCGACAGGAAGTTCAACGTTCAGCCCAGCGTTCAGCAGCGGCTGGAGACCCGCATGCAGGAATCGAGCGAGTTCCTGAGCCGCATCAACATTCACGGCGTGGTGGAGCAGGAAGGCGAGAAGATCGGCCTGGGCGTCTCCGGCCCGGTGGCCAGCAGCACCGATACCACCAAGCAGGAGCGCAAGACCAGCGACATCGCCACGCTGGACGGCCTCCGCTACCGCTGCGAACAGACCAACTCGGACACGCACATCACCTACCAGCGGCTGGATGCCTGGGCCAAGTTCCCCGACTTCCAGACCCGCATCCGCGATGCCATCCTGCGCCGCCAGGCGCTGGACCGGATCATGATCGGCTTCCACGGCGTGGAGCGCGTGGCCACCTCGGACCCGGCCAAGTATCCGCTGCGCCAGGACGTGAACAAGGGCTGGCTGCAGCACCTGCGCGAGGAAGCACCCGAGCGCGTCATGACGCGCGGCAAGGCGGCCGACAAGATCGTGGTGGGCGGCAAGGACACAGACGCCGCGCGCGACTACGCCAGCCTGGACGCGCTGGTGTTCGACCTGGTCAACCAGATGATCGCGCCCTGGTACGCGGAAGATCCCGAGCTGGTGGTGATCTGCGGCCGCCAGTTGCTGGCGGACAAGTACTTCCCGCTGCTGAACAAGGACCGCGACCCCACGCAGAAGCTGGCGGCCGACCTCATCATCAGCCAGAAGCGCATCGGCAACCTGCCGGCCGTCCGCGTTCCCTACGTGCCGCCCAAGGCGCTGCTGGTGACGCGCCTGGACAACCTCTCCATCTACTGGCAGGAGAGCGCGCGCCGCCGCACCATCGTGGACAAAGCGAGCCGCGACCGCATCGAGAACTACGAGTCCAGCAACGACGCCTACGTGGTGGAAGACCTGGAATGCGCCGCGATGGCCGAGAACATCGAGGTGGTCCTGGAATGACCAGCCCGGCCCGCAACCACTTCCTGCGCGCCACCGCGGCACGCCGGGCGGCGGAGGCCGAAGCCGCCGACCCGCTGCGCCATGCCACCGGCCACGAGCTGATGCTGGCGCAGCTCGCCGATCACAAGCGGCAGCTCAAGCTGATCCAGTCCATCGAGCGCAAGGCGGAGGCCAAGCGCTCGATGCTGCCGGCCTATGCCGCCTGGGTGGAAGGCGTGCTGGCATCCGGTGCCGGCTTGCAGGACGAAGTCTTCATGACGGTCATGGTCTGGCACATCGACGTGGGCGAATTCGCCGCCGCCCTGCCCCTGGCCGCATACGCCATCGAGCACGGCCTGGTCATGCCGGACGCCTACAAGCGCACCACGGCCTGCCTGATCGCCGAGGAGTACGCGGCCATGGCGATCAAGACCGTGCAGGCCGGCCAGGCCGTCGACGCCGATGCCCTCCGCGAGGTTGCCGAACTGGTCGCCGACCAGGACATGCCGGACGAGGTACGGGCAAAGCTCCACAAGGCCATCGGCTATGTCGCTACCGCTGCCGTGGCCGACACCCCACCGGAGTGGCAGCAGGCCATGCGCGAGAGCGCACTGCGGCACCTGCGCCGCGCCTTGGAGCTGCACGACCAGGTCGGCGTGAAAAAGGACATCGAGCGCCTCGAGCGCGAGATCAAGAACGCTGCCCCCGCCGGCGCCGAGGAGGGCGACGGCAAGGGCTGACACCGAGCGTGGACCCCGCGCATCAGGCGGCACGGGGCACCCCAGCGGCACGCCCGGCCAAGCGGCCGGCAGACCCAACCGGTTGCCCCGTCCACCGCCTCCCTACCCCAGTGACACCATGTCTTCCTTCATCGCCACCGCCCCGGCCCGCCCGGACCAGGCCACCATCGCCAACGACAGCTTCTTCCCGGACCTGGTCGTAGCCGATGCCCTGGCCGCCATGCGACAAGACGGCACCGTCACGCCCGAACGCCTGCGCGCCGCACTGATCGAGGCCGCCCTGTCCATCAATGGCGAGCTGGCCGCCTGGCAGGTCGACCAGCAGGCGGCGGGGCACACCCGCCTCGAGGCGGTACCGGCGCCGAAGGTCGATGGCAAGTCCGCCCACGTCCACCGCTACCTGCGCGCGGTGTACTGCCAGGCGCGCGCCAACCTGATCGAGCGGTACCGCGACTACGACGCCACCGCCGCCGGCGACCGGCACGCCGAGAAGCTCGAGCTATCGGTGGACGATCTGCGCCGTGACGCGCGCTGGGCCATCAGCGACCTGCTGGGCATCGCCCGCACCACCGTGGAGCTGATCTGATGCGCGTCATCGCCATGCAGGGCGACACCCTCGATGCCATCTGCCAGCGCGTCTACGGCCGCACGGCGGGCGTCACCGAGGCCGCACTAGAAGCCAACCCCGGCCTGGCCGACCTCGGCCCGGTCCTCCCGCATGGGACGGTCATCGACCTGCCCGACTCTCCCCCGCAAGCGGCTGTGCAGCGCGTGCAGTTGTGGGACTGAACCCAAGGAATCCACCATGGCTGAACCTGTCGCCACCAGCACCACCACCGCCCTCGCCGTCACCGGCGTCGGCGCCATCACTCTCCTGCCCGGTGTGGATGCAGCGACCGTGCTGGGCGCCTTTGCCGGCGCCGCGGTGTTCGTCCTCAACTCCGACGACCTGTCGATGCCCAAGAAGCTCGCCTTCCTGGTGCTGTCCATCGTGGCCGGCTGCCTGGCCGCACCGCTGGCCGCCACGCTGCTCGCCAAGGCGCTGCCAACCGAAGCCGAGGTAAGCCACGGCGTGGGCGCCCTGGTGGCCTCGGCCGTGCTGGTCAAGCTGCTGCGCGCGCTGATCCGGCTGGCGGACAACAGCGACCGCCTGCTCGCGCTCATTCGTGGCAACAACAGCCAAGGAGGCAACAAGTGAAGCTCCTCTACGTGATCCAGGCCGTCCTGTGCGCGCTGATCGCCGCGCGCCTGATCTGCTTCCGCCGCGACGGCGCATCCCACCGGCCCTGGGCCGCGCGGCTGGCCTACGCGCTGACGGTGCTGGCTGGCGCCGTCACCATTGGCGTGCTGTTCGGCCGCTACGAGTGGGCGCTGCTGGCACAGAACGGCCTGACCGCAGTCCTGTGCCTCGCGGTATTCGCCGTGCGCGGCAACGTGGTGGAACTGTTCCGCGTGACCGGCGCCTGCGATAGCAGCGGCTCCCGTTTCCTTCGATTCCTGCGGAGTGCATGCCATGACCATCCTGCGACGCGGTGACCTGGGCGCCGAGGTGCGCGAGCTGCAGCGGTTGCTGCGCCTGCGCGGCGCCACCCTCGACATGACGGCCGAGTACGACGACGAGACCCTCGCCGCCGTGCGTGCGGTGCAGGCCCGGTATGGCCTCGTGGTCGATGGCATTGCCGGGCCGAAGACCCTGCTAGCTCTGCAGGCTGACGGCAAGGCACCAGGACACCTAGGCATGGCCGATCTGCAGCGGGCCGCAGACGTGCTGGGTGTACCCCTGGCCGCCGTTCGCGCCGTCAACGAGGTGGAGAGCAAGGGTGCCGGGTTCTTGCCAGACGGCCGGCCGAAAATCCTGTTCGAGCGGCACATCATGTACCGCCAACTCGCCGCCGCTGGCCACGACGCCGCCGCACTGGCGCGCGCCTTCCCCAACCTGGTCAACACACAGCGCGGCGGCTACACCGGCGGGGCCGGCGAGCATATGCGCCTGGCAAACGCCTGGCGCATCGACGCGGCGTGCGCCCTTGCGTCCGCAAGCTGGGGCGTCTTCCAGATCATGGGCTTCCATTGGGAGCGCCTGGGCTTCGCCAGCGTGCAGGCATACTCCGACGCGATGCGGCTTTCCGAGGGGATGCACCTGGACGCCTTCGTGCGATTCATCCACACCGACGCGGCGCTTCACCGCGCACTCAAGGCCAAGCAGTGGTCGAAGTTCGCCCGCCTCTACAACGGCCAGGCCTACAAGGAGAACCTGTACGACGTGAAGCTGGCGCGCGCCTTCGAGCGTTACAGCGCAGAAGCCAAGGCGGCCGCATGAACCGCCCCCTCGCCATCGCCCTGGCCGGCTTCCTGACGCTGGCCGCCGCGGCCGGCGGCGGCGCCTGGCTGACCAACCGCTACCGTGCCGCCCTGCAGCGCGCGGACACCGCCGAGACCTCCGCCGCCTCGCTGCGCGCCCAGCTCGACAGCACCGAGGCCGGCGTGGTCACCGTAACCCGCTACGTGGACCGCGTGCGCACCGTCGAAGTCAAGGGCGACACCATCATCAAGGAGATCCCGCGCTATGTCCCTGCCCAAGCTGATGCCGCTTGCATTGTGCCTGTCGGCTTTGTGCGCCTGCACGACGCCGCCGCCACCGGCACCCTGCTCGACCCGAGTGCCGGAGATGCTGATGCGGCCCCCTCGGGCCTTGCACTCTCTGCCGTCGCCAGCACCGTCGCCGGCAACTACACCGCCTGCGGGGCCAACGTCGAGCAATTGAGCGCGCTCCAGCAGATCCTGCGCGAACAAGACGTGACCGTCATCGGGGAGCCCAGCCAGCCATGAAGAAGCCCAACAGCCTGCGGGCCGCGCTTACCGCAGCCCTGCCCAGCCTCGCACGCAACCCCGAAAGCCTGCACCTCTTCGCAGACGAGGGGCGCGTCGTCGCCGGCGGCGGCAAGACGCTGTCCTTCGAATACCAGTACACCCTGACACTGATCGTGGTGGACTTCGCCGACAGCTCCGACGCCATCATGGTGCCGCTGCTGGCCTGGCTGCGCGTCAACCAGCCCGAGCTGTTCTTCAATCCCGACCAGCGGCGCGACGGTTTTCGCTTTGAGGCCGAGATCCTTAACCACAGCGCTGTCGACCTGGCGATCAAGCTGCCGTTGACCGAACGCGTCATTGTCACCGTGGACGGCCCCGGCTACCGAATCCAGCACCACGACGAGCCGATCAACGAGCACGACGATCCGGCCACCTGGCGGCCGGTGACGCCATGAGCACAGCCACCGACCTGGAACAGCTCACCGCCTGGGCGAGTGCCTTCCTGGCGCGGCTGGAGCCGACGGCCCGCCGGTCGCTGCTGCGCGCCGTGGCGACCGACCTGCGCCGGCGCAATGCCGCGCGCATCGCGGAGCAGCGCAACCCGGACGGCACCCCCTACGCGCCCCGCAAGCCGCAGCTCCGCCTGCGGGCCGGCCGCGTACGCCGCGCCATGTTCATGCGCCTGCGCACCGCGCGCTTTCTCAAGACCGAGTCCGATGCGGGCTCGGCAGCCATCACCGTCGCCGCCAGCGCACAGCGCATCGCCAAGGTGCACCACTTCGGCCTGCGCGACCGCGTGAACAAGGCCGGCCTGCAGGTTCAGTACGCGCAGCGCGAGTTGCTCGGTTTCGATGATGCCGACGTCGAACGGCTCGCCGACCTGGTACTGGCCCACGTCGCACCCTAACGCCTCGCAGCGCCCTGTTGTGCCGCCCCGTGCCACAACACCGGCCGCGTGACCACCACGCGCGCGCACGGCACTCTGGCGGCCATGGACTTCGCAGAAATTGCCCGCCTGATCGAGAACCTGCTGCGCCTCGGTACCGTTGCCGAGACTCAGCACGGCAAGCCGCCGCGCGTGCGCGTGCGTACGGGCGGAATCACCACCGACTGGCTGCCCTGGGCCGAGCGCCGCGCCGGCCGTACCCGCACCTGGAGCCCGCCCACCAAAGGCGAGCAGGTGCTGCTGTTCAGCCCGAGCGGCGACCTGCGCAACGCTGTGGTCCTGACCGGCATCCCCACGGATGCCAACGACGTGCCCAGCCACAGCCAGGATGAGACCGTTACGGAGTATCCGGACGGTGCGCGCACCACCTACAACCATGCGGCCAGCGCGCTCTTCGTGACCGGCGTCAGGACCGTGGTGTTGGAGGCCGCCGCCAGCGTGCTGGTGAAATGCCCTGACACCACCTTCGACGGCAACGTCACCGTCAAGGGCTTGCTGTCCTACCAGAACGGTATTGCTGGCCAGGGCGGCAAAAACGGCAACATCGTGCGCGGCGACTTCACCCACAAGGACGGCAAGATGTCTTCCAACGGAACTGTGGTAGATGACCACGGCCACGGTGGCGTCCAACGCGGCAACGAATGGACAGAGGGCACGCGATGAGCTACCTCGGCATGAACAACCGCACGGGCCGGGCACTGTCCGACCTCCACCACATCTGGCAATCGGTGCGCGACATTCTCACCACGCCAATCGGCACGCGCACGATGCGACGCCACTACGGCTCCGACGTGCCCGACCTGATCGACCAGCCGCTCAACGGCGTCACGCGCCTTCGTGTCATGTCCGCTTCGGTCGCCGCCCTGGTGCGCTGGGAGCCCCGAATCGCCATCAAGGCCGTCCGCTTCGAGATGGGCAGCGCCGGCGCGGCGGCTGTCGAGATCGACGCTGATCGCGTGGACGGCCTTCGGCGCTCCAGCATGGGCACCCTGACGGTGCCGCTGCGGGAGGCCTCGGTATGAGCAACCTCATCGACCTGTCCCGCCTGCCTCCGCCCGAGGTGGTGGAAACGCTGGACTACGAGACCATCCTGGCCAGGCGCAAGGCGCGTTACCTGTCCTACTTCCCGGCCGACGAGCAGCCCGCCGTCGCGGCCACGCTGGCGCTGGAGTCCGAGCCGGCGGTGAAGCTGCTGCAGGAGAACGCCTACCTGGAGCTGGTGCTGCGCCAGCGCATCAACGACGCGGCCCGGGCGCGCATGCTCGCCTTCGCCAAGGGCGGCGACCTGGAGCACATCGCGGCGCTGTTTGGCGTGGAGCGGCTGACCGTCACGCCGGCCAACCCGGAAACCGACGCACCGGCCGTGATGGAAGACGACGAGAGCCTCTGCGAGCGCGTTCAACTCGCACCGCATGGCTTCTCGGTGGCCGGGCCAACCGCCGCCTACGAGTCGCACGCGCGAGCCGTCGACGGCAGCATTCTTGACGTCGCGGTTTCCCGCCCGGAACCGGGCGAGATCCTGTTGACCATCCTCGCTCGGGATGGCGATGGCACCGCTGCACCGGCACTATGCGAAGCAGTCACCGCAGCGCTCTCCGACGAGACGCTACGCCCCCTCAATGACACGGTGCGAGCAAAGAGCGCGCAAATCGTGCGCTACCGGGTGCAGGCCAAGCTGGTGACCTACCGCGGCTTCGATACTGGGATCTTGCTCGACGCCGCACGCGCGAGGCTCGCGACCTACGTCGCCCGCATGCGCCGCATTCGGCGCGCGATCCCCGAATCCGGGCTCAAGGCCGCCCTGCACGTCGAGGGCGTAGAGCGCGTGGTGCTGCTTGAACCGGCGGCCGGCGTCGCAATCGGCACCACCCAAGCCGCCTACTGCGTGGGCTCGGCGATCGAGCACGGAGGCTTCTGTGACTGACCTGCTACCACCGAACGCGACGCCGCTCGAGCGCAACCTCGCGCGCGCCAATGCTGACGCCACGGCGCTGGACGTCCCCATCGCCGCCCTGTACGACCCCGACGACTGCCCCAGCAGCGCCCTGCCCTGGATGGCATGGCAATTCGGTGTCGATGGCTGGGAGCTGGCCGAGTCTGAGGATGCGCGCCGGGCGCTTTACAAGGGCGCCATCCCCTTGCACATGCGCAAGGGCACGCCCTGGGCCGTGCGAGAAGTCATTCGGCGCCTGGGCTTCGGCGAAGTGGAGATCGTGGAGGGCCGGCGCATTCGCCGGCGCGACGGCCGCGCCACGCGCAATGGGGACTACGTCCACGGCCGCGAGAGCGCGTGGGCCGAGTACATCGTGAAGCTGCGGCAGCCCATCACCCGCGACCAGGCCGACTACCTACGCGCCGCCATTGAGCGCTACGCGCCCGCGCGTAGTGCCCTAGCGGCCCTGGACTACAGCGCCGTGCCAATCCGGCGCAACGGCATCGCAACGCGCAATGGGCAGTTCAACCGAGGAATCGTCAAAGCATGAGCAATCTGACCGAAAAGGCGCTGTGGGAGCCGGGCATTTACCAGCTCGAAACCTCCGACCAGGTCATCGGCGGCCCCGATGGTATCGACAACCTTCAAGCCAAGCAGCTCGGCAACCGCACCCTCTACCTCAAGAAGGTGGCCGAAGACCATGCCTCCGCCAAGGATCCGCACAGTCAGTACGCGCCGAAAGAGAGCCCTACCCTGACCGGCACCCCGAAGGCGCCGAAAGCGGCGCGCGGCACGAACACGGAACAGATTGCCACCACGGGCTTCGTGTTGGACAACGCCGTGCCGTATCGCGGTCTCGTTCCGACAGACGCCGACTTGAACACGCTTCTGGACAATGGCTACTACGTCCAGAACCTGAGCGCCAACGCCAAGACCACCCTCAACTACCCACTCAATAGCGCGGGGATGCTGCGCGTCGTCCGGTATGACGTGATGACCTACCAGGAATATCACGCACACCTCAACACAGGTGTCTACCATCGCACCTACTACAACGGCGCATGGCAACCGTGGCGGGTTTTGGCCTTCAATGAATCGCCAGTTTTCACGGGCGTGCCGGCCGCACCAACGGCTGCACCGGGAACAAACAGCGCGCAGATTGCCACCACGAGCTTCGTCCAGAACCTGGGTACCCTCCGGGCCAACCAGGTGCGCAACGTGCCGCCGTCCGCTATCGCGAAGGCCACCCTCTCTTCGCACTTCGTTAGCAGGACCGGTGTCGAGACGGGCGGTGTCGGCCTGGACTATGGCGACTTCCTGACGTTGAACAGCTACGCAGACACGACGGGCGGTAACCTGAACGCTTTGTTGTTCACGAAGATTAGCGGCAATGCGCAGGCGATCTTCCACTATCGCGCGAATCCGGCAGACGCCACCTGGGGGGCGCCAAAGCAGCTTGCCTACACCGATAGCCCGGACCTGGTCGGCACGCCAACCGCACCCACGCCCGCACAGGACACCAACACCAGGCAACTGGCAACCACGGCGTTTGTGCTCGGCCAGGGCGCTACCGCGCTGCCAAGGATGGACGGCGCTGCGGCCGTCGGCGTTTCCAGGCGGTACGCCCGCGAGGACCATGTCCACGCCACCGACTCCACGCGCGCCCCGTTGGCATCCCCGGACTTCAGCGGAAAGCCGACTGCGCCAACCGCGGCCGCCGGCACGAACACCACGCAGATCGCCTCTACGGCCTTCGTGCTGGAGAATGCCATGCCCAACCGTGGCATGATCCCGGCCGGCACCAACCTGAACACAGTCACTGAAACCGGCGTCTACATCCAGAACACCGCCGGCAACGCAGCCCTCGCACTCAACTACCCCGTTGCCTATGCGGGCCTCCTGACCGTCTACACCCATCTGAACGAGACGTTCCAAACCTATCAAGAGCTTCTTACACGCGGCATGTGGTATCGCACGCGATACAACAACGATTGGGACGCGTGGAAGAAGGCCGCCTACACCGAATCACCCGATTTCACCGGCACGCCGACGGCCCCAACCGCTGCCACTGGCTCGAACAGCAAGCAAGTCGCCACAACCGCCTTCGTCGCGAACTCCATAGCGGCTCTGGTCGCCTCCGCCCCAGGTACGCTCGATACCCTCAGAGAGCTTGCCGACGCGCTCGGAAACGACCCCAACTTTGCGACGACCATGACGAAGGCGCTCGCCGCAAAGGCGCCGCTCGCATCGCCCGACCTCACTGGAAAGCCGACGGCGCCCACTGCTCCCGCCGACACCGGCACTACGCAGCTCGCCACCACGGCGTTCGTGCTCGGGCAGGGTGCTGGCGTTTTGCCGAAGATGGACGGCGTGCCGGCAGTCGGCGTCTCCAAGCGGTACGCCCGCGAGGACCACGCCCACGCCAGCGATACGTCGCGCGCGCCTCTGGCATCCCCGGAATTCACTGGGGAACCTACCGCGCCGACTGCCCCCCAGTTCGACAACAGCAAGCGCCTGGCGACCACGGAATGGGCCTCGTCGCAGGGCCAGAGGTTCGCCGGAGTCCTGAAGATCGTGGCCAGCGGAGCGCTGACAGCCAAGGATCACGCAGGTCGCTTCTTGCACCTGGCGTCGGCATCCGCCATGACCTTGACGCTTCCCCTCGCGTCCACCGTCCCGCCTGGCATCATCATCGCCGCGCAGAACTTAGGAGCGCCGGCCACGTTCGCCCGCCAGGGGAACGACTTCATTTCGGTCAACGGTTCCAATCTGACGGGCATTTCCCTGTTGGCTGGCGACAACTGCATCTTTGTGTCCACCATCGCAGGGTGGATCGCCAGCGGCTCGGCGGCGCTCGTTCAGTCCGGACAGTTTCTTTCGAGCCTGTCGGCCAATGCCTACCAGCGACTGCCGAGCGGCCTGATCACCCAGTTGGGCATGGCGGTCGTTCCTGCCAGCTATGTCGGATTGGCAGCCACCGTTGTCACCTTCCCGAACTCCTTTCCGAACAACGTCCGGAGCGTGGTCTGCACGCTCAATGGTCCAGTTACGAAATCGGGCGGTCCTTCGATGGCGATTCGTACCAGCGCCGCCGATAAGCGCGGCTTCAGCGCCGCCGTCGACCTTGGTGGCATTGCCGTCTATGACAAGGTCGACACACCTGTCCCATTCTTCTGGACAGCCTACGGAGATTGATCCATGCAACAGATTCTCGCCCTGGTCGATTCCGACCGCTTCGTCGTCGCCTTCTATACGCGCGGCATCAACCCAGACGACAGCATTCCTGCCGATGCGATCGCCATTACGCCTGACGCGCATGAATACCTGTTGAGCGGACAGGAGAAGGGCTTGCGCATGCAGGTATTGGACGACGGCACCCCGCGACTCGTCGAACCTCCCCCGCCCACCCCCGATCAATCCACCGAGAGAGTCACCGTGCTGCGCGATGCCTATCTTCGCGCCGCGACCGAACGTATCGCCGTGCTACAAGACGCGGTCGACCTTGGCATGGCGACAGAGGACGAACGCGAGGCCCTGACCGCATGGCGCCGCTACCGCTTGCTGCTGAGCCGGGTCGACGTGAGGGCACCGGAGTGGCCAGCCTCGCCAGACATGGCCAAAGCTGCCGAGGCTCCCGACACGGCTGAAACGCCCGAGCCAGAAGAGGCGCCCTAGACCGCCGCCGATGCTGAACTGATCCAAGCGCGGCGCGTCATGTTGTGGCGCGCCACCGCACAACACCAAACAAGCGACAGCCTCGCGCGTGCGCAGCATCCTACCGGGACGATCCCGCCATCGTCAGACCACCCCCGGAGGACCGCATGCCAACCGAATATCACCACGGTGTCCGCGTCGTTGAAATCAACGAGGGCACCCGGCCGATTCGCACCATTTCCACCGCCATTCCCGGCTTTGTCTGTATCGCAGACGACGCCGACGCGAACCTGTTTCCCCTCAACACGCCGGTGCTGCTCACCAACCCCATGAGCGCCATCGGCCGCGCCGGCAACAAGGGCACGCTCGCGCCCACCCTGACCGCCATCACCGACCAGGCCAACCCGCTGACCGTGGCCGTGCGCGTCGCCAAGGGCGCCTCGGACGCGGAGACCGTCAGCAACATCATCGGCGGCACCGACTCGGCCGGCCGCTTCACCGGCATGAAGGCGCTGCTGTCCGCCAAGAACCGGCTGGGCGTGACGCCGCGCATCCTGGCCGTCCCCGGGCTGGACAGTCTGCCGGTGTCCTCCGCGCTGGCCAGCATCGGGCAGAAGCTGCGCGCCTTCGGCTACGTTTCCGCCTTCGGCTGCAAGACCAAGGAAGAAGCCGTTGCCTACCGCGACAACTTCGGGCAGCGGGAGCTGATGACGATTTGGCCGGACTTCGTTGGCTGGGACACGCAGGCGAACGCCGAGAAGACCCTGTACGCGACCGCACGGGCCCTGGGCCTGCGCGCCAAGCTGGACGAAGAGGTGGGCTGGCACAAGACGCTGTCTAACATCACCGTCAACGGCGTGACCGGTCTGTCTCGCGACGTGTTCTGGGATCTGCAGGACCCGGCAACCGATGCCGGCTATCTGAACAGCCACGAAGTCACCACGCTGGTGAACCACAAGGGCTTCCGCTTCTGGGGCTCGCGCACCTGCAGCGCCGACCCGCTCTTCGCCTTCGAGAACTACACCCGCACCGCGCATGTGATGGCCGACACGATGGCCGAAGCCCACCTATGGGCCATCGACATGACGATGAGCCCCTCCCTGGTGCGCGACATCCTGGAGGGCATCAACGCCAAGCTGCGCGCCTTCACCCGCGCCGGCTATCTGCTCGGCGGCGAAGCCTGGTTCGACCCGAACGCCAACAGCAAGGACAGCCTCAAGGCCGGCGAGCTCTCCATCGACTATGACTACACACCACCGCCTCCGCTGGAGAACCTGACGATGCGCCAGCGCATCACCGATCGCTACCTGATGAAGTTCGCGCAGGCCGTCACCGCCTGACGCGCCGCCCCTGATTCCGAGAGGACACCACCATGGCACTGCCACGCAAACTCAAGAACTACAACGTCTTCCAGGACGGCGAAAGCCACATCGGCGAGGTCGAGGAATTCACCCTGCCCAAGCTCACGCGCAAGCTGGAGGAATACCGCGCCGGCGGCATGAATGGGCCGGTGGAGATCGACCAGGGCAACGAGAAGATGGAACTGGAGTCCACCTACGGCGGCATCATGCGCGGCATCTTCAAGCAATACGGCATCACGCGCGTCGACGGCGTGCTGCTGCGCTTCGCCGGTGCCTACCAACGCGAGGACACCGAGCAAACCGACGCGGTGGAAGTGGTCGTGCGAGGGCGCCATGTCGAGCTCGACATGGGCAACGCCAAAGTCGGCGACAACAGCCAGTTCAAGGTCAAGTCCTCGCTGTCCTACTACAAGCTCACCGTCAATGGCGAGGTGTGGTGCGAGATCGACCATGTCAACTTCATCGAGGTGGTGTTCGGCGTCGACCGGCTGGCCGAGCAGCGCCGTGCCATGGGCCTGTAAGCGGACCCGCCCCCTCCTTTCTTGAGAGATCATCATGACTGACGTCACCACTACCACTGTCCCACTCGACACCCCCCTCACGCGCGGCAACGAAACCATCAAGGAAATCACCGTGCGCAAGCCCGGCTCAGGTGAGCTGCGCGGTTGCAGCCTGGTCGACCTGCTGCGCATGGAAGTGACCGCCCTGCACGTCGTGTTGCCGCGCATCACCTCGCCCACGCTGACCCAGGCCGACGTGAGCCGAGTGGACCCGGCCGACCTGATGCAGCTAGCCACGGCGGTGTGCAGTTTTTTGCTGACGAAGGCGGCGAAGGGCGAGGACTTCCCGCCCGAGTCGAAGACGCCGCAGCAGACGTTGCAGTAGTGTTCCCCTTCTCCATGGCCGAGCTGTACGCCTTGAGCCTGCGGGAGTTGATCGAATGGCGCGAGCGCGCCCGCGTCCGTAGCGAAACCGAAGAATGAGCACCTCGCGCAACCTCCGACTGGAGATCGTCCTGCAGGCGGTCGACCGTGTTACCCGGCCGTTCCGCAACATGCTCGGCAGCAACAACGCGCTGGCGCGCGCCGTCCGGGGTACCCGCGACCGGATCCGAGAGCTGGACCGGGCGCAGGCCAACATCGACAGCTTCCGGAAGCTGACGCGGGACGCCGCCATTACCGGGAACCAGCTCAAGACGGTGCAGGCCCGCGCGCGTGACCTGGCGCGGCAGATAGCGCAAGTCGACCAGCCTACCCGGGCCATGACCCGCGCATTTCAGGCGGCCACGCGAGAGGCGCAGACGCTCAAGCGGCGCCAGGCCGAGCTGCAGCAGAACGCACAGGCCGTGCGTACCCGGCTGACCGAAATGGGCATGAGCACGCAGAACCTCGTGCGGCACCAGCGCGAGCTGCGCCAGCAGCTTGCCGGGGCCAACCAGCAACTGGCGGCCCAGCAGCAGCGCTTGGCGGCCGTAGCCGCCCAGCAACGCCGCGTGGAAGCGGCCCGGCAGACTGCAGGCCGCGTGCGGGCCGCTGCCGGCCACGTAGCCGGCGCCGGTGTAGCGGCCACTGCCGCCGGCTACGCTGCCGGCCGCCCGCTCTACAAAGGCCTGGGCGAGGCCAAGCACGACGCCCTGGAGCAGACCCGCCTGCGCGCGCTCGGCCTGGGCGACCAGGTCTCGCAGGACGCCATCAAGTTCGCCAACGGCATGAAGACCTACGGCACCAGCGCCGTGGAGAACATCGCCCTCATACGTGATGCCTTGTCGGTCTTTGCGGACGAGCACCACGCGGAGATGGTCACCCCCACCCTGGCCAAGATGAAGTTCGCCAGCGCGGCGGTCTTCGGCGCTGAGGACGGCGCGGAGAACGAGCGCCGCTTCATGGACATGCTGAAGGTCATCGAGATGCGCGGCGGCCTTGCCAGCGAGAAGGCATTCCGCGAGCAGGCAGACATGGTGCAGCGGGTCATCACCGCCACCGGCGGCCGGGTCGGCCCGGAGGAATGGCTCAACCTCATCAAGACCGGCGGCATCGCGGCCAAGGGCATTGACGACAAGGCCTTCTACTACCAGTTGGAGCCGCTGGTGCAGGAAATGGGAGGCAACCGTGTGGGCACGGCCATGATGAGCGCCTACGCCAACATCTACCAGGGCAAGACCACCAAGCGCGCCGCGCAGAACCTGGACAAGCTCGGCCTGATCGCCGACCCGAGCAAGGTGATGCACGACAAGGCCGGCCAGATCTCCCAGCTCGGCGTGGGCGCGCTGGCCGGCAGCGAGCTGTTCCGGCACAACCAGTTTGAGTGGATGGAGAAGGTACTGCTGCCCAAGCTGGCCGAGAAGGGCATCACGGACAAGAACCAGGTGCTGGACACCATCGGCAGCATCTTCTCCAACCGCACCGCTGCCAACCTGTTCTCGCAGATGTACCTGCAGCGCGAGCAGATCCACAAGAACGCCAAGCTCAACGCCAACGCCGACGGCATCGATGGCCTGTACGAACGCGCCAAGGGCATGCCCCAGGGCAAGGAGCTGGAGACAGTAGCCAAGGTCCACGACCTGCAACGTGAGCTGGGGCAGCAGATCCTGCCCCTCTATACGCGCGGGCTGGAGATGGCTGCCAATGCTGCTAAGCGGCTGACCAAGTTCATGCAGGAGCACCCTACGCTAGCCAAGGCTCTGGCGGTGGCTGCCGCCGTCCTGGTCGCTACCCTTCTGGTCCTCGGTCCCCTGCTGCTGGGCATCGCCGCCGTGCTCGGCCCCTACGCCATGTTGCACATCCTGCTGACCCGGGTGTCGTTCAGCTTCAACCTGCTATCCAGGGCGGCGTCTCGCTTTCCTGCCATTGGCAGGGCGGTGCAAGCGTCCGCCGCCGGCATCCGGGTGGCGCTGGCCGGTGCCTGGCAGGCCGGCACCCCCAGCACGGCATGGGCAGCACTACGGCGCTACACGACGGCGCTCGCCGAGCGGATTCCGGCTGCCAGCAAGGCTGCCTCGCTCGCGGTCCGGCAATGGGGCATCGGCGCCGCCACCTCACTGCAAGGTGGCATCAGTGCCGTGCGGCAGTACACGCTGCGCCTGTGGCAAGCCGTCGCGGCACAGGCGGCCGCCTCGCGAGCCGCGGCGGCAACGCGCTGGACTGCCGTCAGGCAGTATGCCGGCAGCCGGGGGGCCGCCGGTGTTGCCGCAGACGCGGCCAGGGGCGGCATCAACGTCATCAAGGGCGGCGCCGTGGGACTGATCCACAGCGCCGCCGCCGGCCTGGCCCGGCTCGGTCAGATCCTGCTCTTCGTCGGCCGCATCGCACTGGCCAATCCCATCGGTTTGCTGATTACGCTGCTGGTGGCGGGTGCCGCGCTGGTCATCAAGTATTGGGAGCCCATCAAGGCGTTCTTCGGCGGCTTCTGGCAGGGGCTCACTGAAGGGCTGGCGCCGCTGTCCGGCATCTTCGACCAGGTCTTCTCAACAATCGGCACAGCCCTGGCGCCACTACAGCCGGTGTTCGACTGGGTGGCAATGGCCGTGAAGGAAGTGTGGGACTGGATCACCAAGCTGTTAGGCCCGGTCGATTCGAGTAAGGAAAGCCTGGACGCGGCTGCCGCCAGCGGGAAAGGCTTCGGCAAATGGCTGGCCGACGTCATCGTGATCGCGGCGAAAGTCGTGGCGGAGTTCGCGATGCTCCCGGTGCGCTTCATCGGGATCGGGGTACAGATCATCGAGGGCCTGATCAACGGCATGAAGAGCATGGTCGGCAGCGTCAAGAACACGGTCGCAGACATAGGCGGCGGTCTGGTGAATGCGATCAAGGACAAGCTGGGCATCCGCTCGCCCAGCCGCGTTTTCGCCCAGCTCGGCGCCTTTACCATGAGCGGACTGGAACAGGGCCTGTCCGCGAGCGAGGGCGGGCCCCTGGCCGTCGTAGGCCGCGTCGCCAAGGCGCTGGCCGCGGCGGGCGCCGGCATGGTGATCGGCACCGGCCAGGCAGCAGACCTCTCCCTGACCACCCCGCCCTTCGTCCAGGCGCCACCGGCCGAACGCGTGCCCATCGACACGCGGCCGCCCCTGGCGCGGCCGGCGCGTGCCAGCCAAGCCACCGCCCCGGCTGCGCCGGCGTCCATCGTGATCCACATCCACCCACCCGCTGGCACCGATGAGCGCGCTATCGCCCGCGCTGTAGCCGCCGAGCTGCAGCGCCTGGAGGCGCAGCGCAACGCCCGCGCCCGTTCGCGCCTGACCGACTGGGAGGAATGACCCCATGATGATGGCCCTCGGCCTGTTCGTCTTCGCGCTGGAAACGGCGCCCTACCAGGAGTTCCAGCAACAGATCGGCTGGCGCCACGCGGCCAACAACCGCGTAGGCCGCCGGCCGGCCCGGCAATTCCTCGGGCCCGACGACGAGACCATCACGCTGTCCGGCGTGCTGCTGCCCGAGCTGAGCGGGGGCGACAACACCATCGCCCTGCTGACGACGATGGGCAATACCGGCCGGCCCTATGTGCTGATCGAAGGCTCCGGCCGCTACCACGGCATGTTCGTCATCGAGGGGCTGGACGTCACCCGTACCCTCTTCTTCCCGGACGGCAAGGCGCGCCGCCTGGAGTTCTCCCTCAAGCTGCAGCGCGTAGATGGCCAGCTCGAAGCCATCATCGGCGAGGCCATCGACGGGCTTCTGGGCCCATGAGCCTGCCCGCCATCACCCCGGCCGACCTGCTGGCTACCGTCATCGGGCACCACTCGCGGCCGGCCTACCAGCTCACCCACAACGGAAAAGATCTGACCGCGCGCTTCCAGGGCCGGCTCATCGGCCTGACCCTGGTCGACAACCGCGGCTTCGAGGCCGACCAGCTCGATATCGAGCTGGATGATTCCGACGGCCTGCTGGACCTGCCAGAGAAAGGCGTGCGCCTGCAGCTCGCGCTGGGCTGGGAAGACACCGGCGTGGTGGACAAAGGCAGCTACAAGGTCGACGAGATCGAGCACAGCGGCCCGCCCGACCGCCTCATCATCCGCGCCCGCAGCGCCGACCTGGGCAGCAACCTGACCACGCGCAAGGAGCGCACCTTCCGCGGGCAGACCCTCAGCGACCTGGTGCGCGCCATCGCCAGCCAGAACGAGCTCGAGGCGGTGGTCTCCCCAAAGCTGGCCGACCAGGTCATCGACCACCTGGACCAGACCGGCGAGTCCGACGCCAACCTGCTCACGCGCCTGGCCAAGGACTACGACGCCATCGCCACCGTCAAGCAGAGCAAGCTGCTGTTCATCCGGGCCGGGGAAGCGCAAAGCGCCTCGGGCCTCCCGCTGCCCACCGTCACCATCACGCGCGCCAGCGGTGACACGCACACCTTCCAGATCGCCGACCGGGAGAACTACAACGGGGTCAAGGCCTACTACCAGGACACGCGCAAGGCCACGAAGGGCGAAGTGGTGATCGACGCTTCCAATGCCGTCCTGGCCAAGGAGAAGCCGGCGCCGCGCAAGGGCAAAAAGGGGAAGGCCGAACAGACCGTCACCACCTATCCGAACCCGGACAACGTGAAGGTGCTGCGGCACACATACGCCACCAAGGCCAATGCGGAGCGCGCGGCGCGGGCCGAGTGGGCGCGGATGCAGCGCGGAGTGGCCAGTTTCAGCATCACCCTGGCGCGGGGGCGGCCGGAGGTGTTTCCGGAGCTGCAGGCGGTGGTATTGGGGTGGAAGGCGCAGATCGACAATACCGCGTGGACTATCGCCAAGGTCACACACAACCTCAACGAGCGCGGCTACACGACCGCTCTGGATCTGGAGATCAAACCAATTGACCCGACCTCCGACAATGTAGCAGGCTAACAGGTACTACAGTACCGCTAACTGCCTACGGTCATCGTTCCGGCTTTTACGGCAACGCCCGAGAAGATGCTGAAGACGGATGCGATATTCCAGCTCAACCACGCAAGCGCGAAATACACAGCCGCGCAAATAACCAGGGCAATCTTGAAGAAGTTATGGCGCCTGCGACGGGGAGCCTCGAAATGCTCTTCGAACGTGCTCTGCGGTACGTACTCTCTTGTCAGCTTGTGCCATTCACTTCCCTCCCGTCTAGCCAAGGAGAGATCGCGCCAGTGAGAGACACCTTGCAGGACGATCGACAGTACGAAATAGATCGCAAGGACCTTGAAGAAAATTTGAACTTCGGTGGTGGATACCAGGCCTTGAATTGCGTTTGTGTTTGTCCGACCGACCAAACTCACACCAATCATGAACAGCACGGCGAGCGTGTCACGTGACAGCGCCGCGACCAGATCCCTTACCTTTGCCGCATACAAATCGGCTTGGGCACGGACATCCTTCATGAGATCCCGTAGCTCCTTGTGATACGCATCCTTACGATCCAGGATTACGAAGCCGTATCGCTCCTTTGCTTGCTTGAGGGCCTCCGTTAGGAACTTGGTCAGAGCCGACATAAGCGACGTGTCGTCTCTCACGTCGATCGACAACCGGTCCGTCAGAAGTTTGTGGCGTGTCTCCTCGCGCTCGGAAAATATCCATTCCACGGCCGCATAAATTTCATCGAGCTGCGAAACTGACACCGATTCATTCTGACCCGCGACAAGTGGCAACTCGACTCGCCTGGTTCCGCGAAGCACAACGCGTACTGCGTTGTCACGAAGATAAACGTCCTGAACCATACAGAGAGCGACCACCATTGCAGACAAACGACGCAGTGCGCTGGCGTCGTCTTGCTCCCTGTCGCCCCACGTCAATGCCACAGCCCCAGGATCCATCAACAAGCTGCGATCACTGATTACATGGATGAGCTTGAGAACATCCGGCTCCTCCGGAAACTTGAAACCATTTTCGGGCTCAACTGAAAGATCTGCGCGCAATGGCAAAACCGAGAGTCGCGGCCCGCCAAACGCACTTTTGAGGCCACTGACGATCACATGCGTATTTACACCCCGTTTGATCCCCCCAAGCTCGAAGGGTGACAAGCGTTCGCTCCACGTCACGAACGCTTCGCGCCTAAGAAAGACAAGCGCCTCATCTCCGGCTGGGACTTCATCAAGCATCCGCCCCTTGTCTAGGCCAATTTTCCATTCTCCTGGCCAGTCCATTGGGTCATCTGAAGCGATCGCGATAAGTCCGTCCCGATCGTAGCTCTCCTCGTCGAGTCGCAAATTGGGGAGCGCCAACGATGCCGCCTCGAACGAGGCGACAACGTCAGTCAGGGCTTGCAGAGACTCAGCGCTTAACCGCCCCTCCACGCTTAAGCTGGAGGCAGTCTCCTCCCAGCTTGTGGCCAAGGCCTCAAGCTGGGTCAGCGAGTTGATCACCTCCAAGTGAGCTTTCATTCTTAGGTTGTCGAGATGTTTTGCGTCAAAATCTGGATCAGTTGGCCTGGAAGACCGTCCTTGCGATCACCCACCGTGATGCCAAAGTCCTTAGGCTCACCCTGGAATTCTAGACTGACTCCTTCTGCAGTCTTCCATTGTTGTTTCCTATCGGCTTTGGCAAGCGACTTTGGCTTCGGCTGAAACTTTTGATTTTCAAGGCCAGCATCGATAAGCCACATTCGCAGTGAGTCCTCCAGAGTCCGCTTCCTGCCCGCATTGGCCCTAGCAAGCTCAGCGTCGTCGGCCTCACGCGGGTCGTCGGCATCATGGACGATCGCACCGATGAACGTGTCAAGATCGAAGAACCCTTGAGCGGTCGCATTCATGTACGCGACCGCCCTGTAACCGTAGTTCCCTCGCAACTCAGTCTCAAGCATATCGGCCTCGGGTATTCCCCTCGCCCACTCCCTCACTTTGCTCACTGCCCTGCGCGTAAGTACACTCGCGACCTCGCGCAGCTGCACTGCGAGGAAATTCTTGAAGTAGTCGGTGACTTCTCCATTGGGGCGAAGCTTGCGCTCGTCTGCAAGGACGCCCCACGCGAACTTGTCACTTATATCAACAAGAGCGCTCTTTTGAATTGCGTTCTTGTCTTCCACGAGGGTGTTAGCCACTTTCGTCATCGCAGCATGTTGACCCGTACCATCGAGTTTCGCCTGTACGATGATCTGGTAGACGCTGCGATGATCGAACTTCGCGAGAAAGACCAAAGTGAGCGGCGCCTTCTCAGCGTATTGAATGGTCACCGTCGCAACGACAAACACCCCACTTGCCATGCTCTTCCTGTGGTGATTCGCAAAGTTGGTCGTGAGATCGACCGACGCCTCGACGAAACTGTCATGTTTTGCGACGAGTTGCTCGCAGAGCTGCTTCGTCCCGACTCCGCGCTCTAGAAAATCGTACTGAATACCCTTAGCGACGCTTTTGATCCGATCCAGAAAGAATGTTCTTTGGTCATCGTCCAACTGAATCTCGTCCAACTCAATGACCCGATCGTCCCCTTCAGCATCGACATTGATCACATGAAAGATCAGTCGATCAATCGACATCGAGTCAACCTGTGCTGCGGTTAGAACGCTTTCCTTGACACTTGCCATCCGATTCTTCCTTGTTCATTGTACTGGTGGTGCGGAGGACTATTCCGTTGTTGGGGACGCTGTATTAAAACTTTCGAAGATACCCTGAAGCGGTGTCACTGCGACACTCCCCAGAGAGTAGGGTTTACCGTCGAAATGACAACCAGCCAACGGGAGCCTGGCCCGCGGTTGTGGGCGATAGCGAAACGCCTCCCATCGCAAAGGCACGCCGTGCAAGTTACCGGCGTTTGCCGGCAGCCAGGGAGGATGTCCGCCAGGCCGCCTGCCCGCCCGGCTCGCCGGCCGCGCATTCGTAGATGCCGTTGTCGGGCATACGAATCACGCTCCCCAGCGAGTAGGCCTTGCCGTCATGCTGGCACTCGCTCCCGTTCCGCGCAGCGGGCGCGAGATTCTGGATGATGACGTACGCGCAGAAGGTCAGCACACATACGGCCGCCAAGAAGGCAAGCCCCCATCGAATCAGGCCCACACGCCCCGGCAGCGCTGTGGGCGAAGCACTGGATTCGTCCCCACTCTCGCGCTGCTCAGGAGTCCGCTGGGGCGGTTGTTCCTGCGCTTCCTCCGCGATCCAGTTGTCGAGCATCGCCATTACCCCCTTGAACTGGTCCCGTGGGAGATCCATGATCTTCTCTACGCCGAAGTCCGTCATCACCACGGAATACACTTCCAGCTGCTGCTTGATGCCGGCCACGCCCATCACTTCTTTGACCTTGACGGCAATGCGCTTGCGCTGCAGTTCGGTGATGGTGGGAACCGGCGCCGGCTTCGCGGCGCCCTGGATGGTGATGACGTTGTGGAGATGGCTGGCGGCGGTCGCGCCTTCGTGCACAACATTGCCGGCGACAAGCTGTCCCACGTCGCCGTCTACGGCTACATCATTGGCCTTCATATGCTTTGAACTCTGCGGACAATGGAAGGGCTGCGCGCGAACGGCGCAGCCCAGTAGTGCTGGTACGCGTGGTTGGATCAGGAGGATTGGATGCGGCAGTCACCCAGCATCGGCGCACCGGCGACTTCGCTCCGGCCGACGCAAAGCAGCGTGATTTGCTGCCCCTTCTTGAGCGATGCCGCTGCCGCTTCCTCGCCACTCGCTAGGTGAGCTTGCGGCAGCAGGAACTCGTACTGCCCGCCGGCCTTCAGCACCAGGAAGGGTGCATCGCCTATGCCGGCCGCGATGCTGTCGATCCGAGCCTTGACCATCAGGCGCTTGCCCTTGTACTTCTGATTGGCCGCAACCTCGTTTTCCTTGTAGGCATTGAGCAGTTCATCCGCCGTTACCTGCATCGGCGGTTCCGACTCTTCCTTCGGCTTGGCCTTCCCCTCCGATGTGCTCTCGGTGCTATCCGCAGACCGGCTGGCCGCCTTGCTCTTCTCTTCACCGCCGAAGATTGCCACAAGCACAATCAGACCCACTAAACCGATGACGACCCACATCAACAACTTCTTCATTTTGGACCTGCCTAGTTGCGTGCCATGCTGGCACCTGGATTGACGAACGCCCGACGCCACATAGGGCTGCGGGGCAAGTCCAACCTAGCCCGTGCAGCAGGCAGAAGGTTCCAGACGATTCCCAAGGCGGTTGAAAGGTTTTGAAGTCAGATCTTCGCGGCGCTTAGGTGGGTGGCCGAAACAAAAATGGCCTGCGTGCTGCAGGCCATTTCGCTGTGTCACTTGTGCAGATTACTTCCGGCTTTTCTTACCCATGTCGATGGTGAATGGCGCCGTCACATCGCCCGCGACATACTGCCCCACGTCGCCCTTCACGCGCACGTCTGCGGCAGACGGCTCCTGCATGCCGCCGATCAACGCGAGCACGCCGGCTCGGCCGCGCGCATCGAGCTTGCGGTAGCCGCCGATCACAACTTCCTCTTCTGGCGTCAGCAAATCCGGCAGTCGTCGCCCCGACACGACATACAGCACGTCGACGCCGGCGCCTGCCCACGATGCCAATGCAGAGAGGTCCGGCACGCGTGCGCCACGCAGATAGTTGCTGTAGGCGCCCGCCGACACATCGCCAGCTTGCGCCATCGCAGCCTTCGAAAGGTTCAGGCGCGCGCGCTCCTCCTCCAGGCGCTCGCCGAAGATTGCACTCTCAACGTTCATTAAGTTCTCTTGACTATCTTTACGTTCGTAAAGATAATGGGTTGTGCCACGCTAACTCACAGAGTATATCTGCCATGCCCAACGCCAAAGCCCCGGCGGCTCGCGCGCCGCGCGGCGTCGATTCGGACCGGCGCATCGTGACGTGCTTGATGCCCGATGAACTGGCGGCCTTCAAGGCCCGCGCCATGGAGGAAGGTCGCTCCCTTTCCAACCTGGCCCGCCTGCTAATCGTGCGGGCGATGGCTGCGGACGGCCTTCAGCGTACCCATGCGCTTGTGCAACGTCACACCACTTCGATTGCGGAGGATTGAGCGATGCGACCCCCTCAACTGATCGAGCACGCGCTGCGCCGCGCCCTTTCTGGGCCGGCCCGCCAGGATGTGCAGAAGGCTGTCGGCTGGGACAACTCGGCGCTGAGCCGTTTCCTCAACGGCGACCAGGGCGTCACCATCGAGAAGATCGACGTCCTGGTGCGGTCGGTGGGCTATGTGCTGGTGACCAGCAAATACCTGGAGGCCGTGGCCACGCTGGGCGAGGTGGGCATGTTTTGCGAATGCGCCCGCCAGGGCCTGGGCGAATGCGGGAGGACGCACCCATGAAGATGACTTGCCCCCATTGCGAAACGCGGCTGCATATCCGCACCAGCCGCCCGGTCGGGCTGCTGTCGCGCGAGCTGTACGCGCAGTGCCCCAACGTGGAGTGCGCCTACACCGGCAAGATGGTGCTGACCATCATCAACACCATCGCCCCCAGCATGCGGCCGAACCCGAAGGCCTACCTGCCCGCGAGCAGGCCGCGCCCGGGCCGGGCCGACGAGCGGCAGATGGATCTGCTGCCCGGGTAGCGGCGTAGCCAGCTAACCCCCTTCCCCTTCGTGTCTGTTTTCGCACCCTTCGGCGCGAGGGGCCCCTTTTTGCCCGAAATCCGCCGCCAGTGCGGCCTGACCTCTGGAGCTTCGCAATGCAATACCTGGCCGAATCCACCGTCCTCGCCTTCGAGAACATCGAGTTCGATGTGGTCGACATGCACAACGTGCCGTGGCTAAGGGGTCCCCAGATCGGGGACGCCTTGGGCTATGAGAAGGGGCGTGTCTCCCTTCACAAGCTCTACGACGCCAACGCCGACGAGTTCACCGACGAGATGACTCAGATCATCGAGTTGGACACCGCCGGTGGCCGGCAGCCGGTGCGCATCTTCAGCCCGCGCGGCTGCTACCTGCTGGGCATGCTGGCCCGTACGGAGCGCGCCAAGGCCTTCCGCCGCTGGGTGCTTGATGTGCTGGAGGGCCGGCAGCCGGCGCGCCGCGTGGGCACGCTGACCGTGCCGCAGCATCTGGCCGCCCTGCGCTACCGCGGCACGCTGGTGAAGGAGCTGGCAGCGCTGCGCTCGCGCGGCGTGGCAGTGGAGCTGTACGCCAACCTGCGCCATGTGTCGCGTCTGCTCGGCATGCCGGTGGCGGAGCTGGAAACCTTGACGCCCGGCCTCCAGCAGCAGCGCCTGGATGGTGTGGCCTGAGCGGGATAGGCACGGCATATGAACCCATCCCTCCACAGCGAAGTCACCAGCCGCCTGCTGCGCGACTACGCCTTCAAGCCCAAGCGCGGCGGCGAGAAGCTGGAAGACGGCAAGTGCCCGGCGTGCGGCAAGAGGACGCTGTGGGCCTTTGGCAATGCGCCGTGGGTAGTGCGCTGCAACCGGCTGAACCACTGCGGCGCCGAGCGGCACATCAAAGAGCTGTACCCGGATCTCTTCGAGAGCTGGAGCGACCGCTACCCCGCCACGCAGGAGAGCCCGACGGCCGCCGCCGATGCCTATCTGCGCGACGCCCGCGGCTTTGACCTGGACAAGGTGCGCACCTGGTACAGCCAGGAGAGCTACTACAGCCACGAGCTGAAGATTGGCAGCGCCACGGTGCGCTTCGCGCTGGCGGCCGGCGTCTACTGGGAACGGATCATCGACCAGCCGCACCGCTTCGGCGACCGTAAGGCGACCTTCCACGGCAGCTACAGCGGCATGTGGTGGCAGCCGCCAACGCTGAACACCACCGCCGCCGAGCTGTGGATCGTGGAGGGCATCTTCGACGCCATCGCGCTTTGGCACCACGGCGTGGCGGCGGTGGCGGCCATGTCCTGCGTCAACTACCCAGCCGCGGCGCTGGCCGGGCTGGCCGAGCAGTGCGCCGCCGGCAGCCGCCCGCGCCCCAAGCTAGTGTGGGCGCTGGACGCGGACCGCGCCGGCACGCGCTACGCCAAGCAGTGGCTCAAGCGCAGCCGCGAGGAAGGCTGGGAGGCCTCGGCGGCCGTGCCGAAGCAGGCCGGCCCGAAAAAGCGCGACTGGAACGACCTGCACCAGCTCGGCAAGCTGACCGAGCCCGACCTGGTCGAGTACCGCTACCTCGGCGACCTGATGGCCGCGCCCAGCGCCGCCGAGAAGGCGCGGCTGATCTATCGCCGCAGCGGCATGAGCCAGTTCCCCTTCGACTTCGACAGCAAGCTGTACTGGTTCAAGGTAGACCTGGAGGCGCTGAACCGCGAGATGGACGCCGTGCGCGGCGCGCACCGCGATGACATGAGCGAGGAAGCCATCCGCGACGAGGCCATGCTGAAGGCCGGCGTGGTAGGCAATATCGCCACCTGCCTGCCCACGGCACTCTACTACCAGGCGAACGCCGCCACCGACGAGGCTTGGTACTACTTCCGCGTGGCCTTGCCGCATGACTCGGAGCCGGTCAAGAACACCTTCACCAGCGCGCAGATCGCCTCCGCCGGCGAGTTCAAGAAGCGGCTGCTGGCCGTGGCGCCGGGCGCCTTCTACACCGGCTCCAACGGCCAGCTCGATGCCTACCTCAAGGAGCAGATGCACCGCATCAAGAGCGTGCAGACGGTGGACTTCGTGGGCTACGCCAAGGAGCACGGGTGCTACGTCTACGCGGAGGTGGCAGTCAAGGACGGCAAGCTGCAGACGCTGAACGACGAGGACTTCTTCGACATCGGCCGCCTGTCCATCAAGACCATCGGCGGCTCGGCCGGCCTGTCGCTGAACATGGACCTGAAGGCCTTCCGCCAAGACTGGCTGGCCTTGCTGTGGGAGGCCTTCGGCGCCAAGGCCATCGTGGCGCTGGCCTTCTGGCTGGGCAGCCTGTTCGCGGAGCAGATCCGCGAGGGCGAGGGCATCAAGCAGAAGAGCTTCCCCTTCCTGGAGGTGGTGGGCGAGCCCGGCGCCGGCAAGTCCACGCTGATCGAGTTCCTGTGGAAGCTGTGCGGCCGGCGTGACTATGAGGGCTTCGACCCCTCCAAGTCATCCCTGGCGGCGCGGGCGCGGAACTTCGCGCAGGTGTCCAACCTGCCGGTGGTGCTCATCGAGGGCGACCGCGGCGAGGACGGCGCCAAGGTGAAGGGCTTCGACTGGAACGAGCTGAAGACCGCCTACAACGGCCGCAGCACACGGGCGCGCGGCCCCAACACCTACCAGCGCAAGGCTTAGACGGTCGCGGCCACGTAGTCGTCGATCATGTCGGCCCACTGCTGCAGCATGTCGCGGCGCTGCTCGGCGTACTCGGCCTTGTTGTAGACCGCGCGCACGCCCTTCTGCTCGTGGGCAAGGCATTTCTCGATCCAGTCGGAATTGAACCCGGCCTCGTGCAGCAGCGTCGAGGCAGTGCGGCGCATGTCGTGCGGGCCGAAGTGGTCCAGCGCCAGCCCCTTTGATCGGGCCAGATCGACGGTCACGCTGATGCTGCGGTTAAGCGTGGCCTTCGACATCGGCTTGTCGCTGTCGTAGCGGTTCGACAGCAGGTACTGCGACGCGCCGGCGCAGGTCTTCAGCGCCACCAGGATATCCAGCGCCTGGGTGGACAGGTAGATCTGATGCGGCCGGCGCGCCTTCATCCGCTCCGCCGGGATCGTCCAGACAGCGGTCCGGAAATCCACCTCCTCCCACGTTGCCTCCAGCAATTCGCTCTTGCGCAGCATGGTCAGCAGGAGCAGGCGCAGCCCCAGCTTGATCGTGGGCAGCGTGCCGACGTGCTCCAACTGCTTGAGGAATACGCCAATCTCCTCCGGCGCCAGCACGCGGTCCTTCGGGGCGAAGGTGGCGATGGTCGACGGTCGCACCTCGGCTGCCGGGTTGGTGGTGCGCAGCCCCTTGCTGAGAGCATAGCGGTAGATCTGGTTCAACACCTCCCGCACGTGCACCGCCGTGGCCGGCGCGCCGCGCGCCACGATCTTGTCGCAGCGCTCGCGCAAATCCTCGGGCGTGATCTCCTCCATCTGCCGGTTGCCCCACTGGGGCAGGATGTCGCGCTCCAGGATGCTCTCCCGCATCGCCTTCGTACTGTCCGCCATCTGGTAGTCCTTGAGCCAGCGGGCGGCCCACTCTCCGAACGTCTTGGCGGCGCGTACCTGCACCCGGGTGCGCTGCTTTTCACGGGCCGGGGATAGGCCTTCGGCGATGGCCTTCTTGGCGGCCAGACACTTCTCCCGCGCTTCGGCCAGGCCGATGCCGGCCGGGCCGTACTTGCCGATCGTCAGCGTCTCGCGGCGCCCGTTCAGCCGGTAGTCCAGGCGGAAGCTCACGACACCGGTGGTCGACACGGCCACGTACATGCCGTCCCGGTCCACCACCTTGTAGAGCTTGTCCGCTGCCTTGAGGTTCTTGAGCTTCGTGTCTGTCAGCATCGTCAATCGGCCCCCGGACGCACCAGACCGCCTGACGGTATTGGTGATCACCCGCAAAGCCTTATAGGTATTGGGTTTCCGGGTCCAGTACCGTCACGCCTTTGCCCGAAACTGCTCTCCAATACCGTCAGCCGATGATCTGCACGGAATCGCCCGGAGAACCTTATGGGGCTTGGGTTTCAGCCCCCCAATACCGTCACAATTGCGATAGACAGGTGACGGTATTGGCGGAGGACAGGCCCGAAGCCCGAGCATATACCGTCAATAATACCGACGCCAGAGGCCGGTTTCAGTCGTCAGTCTTCGACAGTAGAAAAAGCAAAAACCCGCGCCGTGGCGCGGGTTTCCGGGTGATTTCCGTCAGTTAACGACAGTCTTCAACCAATGCCAATTTACTCCCACTCAATCGTCGCCGGCGGCTTGCCCGACACGTCGTACACCACGCGGTTCAGGCCTCGCACCTCATTGATGATGCGGTTCGAAGCGCGACCCAGCAGCGCGTAAGGCAGGTGCGCCCAGTGGGCGGTCATGAAGTCCGTGGTCTGCACCGCGCGCAGCGCCACCACGTAGTCATAGGTACGGCCGTCGCCCATCACGCCGACCGACTTGACCGGCAGGAAGACGGCGAAGGCCTGGCTGGTCAGGTCATACCAGCTCTTGCCTACCTGCTGCGGCTCGCACAGGCCGGCGGCGGCGTCCTGCTCGGTGGCGAGCGTCTTGCGCAGTTCCTCGATGAAGATGGCGTCGGCACGGCGCAGCAGCTCGGCATACTCGCGCTTGACCTCGCCGAGAATGCGCACGCCCAGGCCGGGGCCCGGGAAGGGGTGGCGATAGACCATCTCAGGCGGCAGGCCCAGTTCCACGCCGAGTTCGCGCACTTCGTCCTTGAACAGGTCGCGCAGCGGCTCGAGCAGCTTCAGGCCCAGCGTCTCGGGCAGGCCGCCGACGTTGTGGTGGCTCTTGATAGTGGTGGCCTTCTTGGTCTTGGTGCCGCCCGATTCCACCACGTCCGGGTAAATCGTGCCCTGCGCCAGCCATTTGGCATTGCTCAGCTTCTTGGCCTCGGCCTGGAACACCTCGACGAATTCACGGCCGATGATCTTGCGCTTCTGCTCGGGATCGGTCACGCCGGCCAGGTGGCC